CCAGTCTCCGGGCTGGCCGTAGGGGCAGCGCACGGCGCGCTCGTGCGGTGAGCTCTTGTAAACCATGTAGGCATGGCCGTCCTCGACCCGGGCGCACAACCACCCGTCCGGATCGTTCTCAGGGCGGGAGAAGTACCCCAGCCCATTCGCTCGCCGCGTCTGCGTCTTGTCGCCGGCCAGCACGGCGCGGACCATGGTTCCGTTGAGGAGGATGGGACGCTCACGCATCGACGGCTCCTATCCCTATCGTCTGGCCCGTGACTCGCGCGGTTTCGCGCAGCGCGTGGCATTGCAGCTCGGCATGGTCATCGCTGATTGCGTAGATGTGGCAGGCGTAGGTGCCGTCGGGGCCGTCGAACTGCACCTCATAGGGGTGCCAGACGCGGCCCGCGGCATCGACGAAATTGAGCGGGTAGGGGATGCCAGTGTGCTCAGTCATCGGTTGCTCCTATCGTTCGCCGTGGCGGCGCGCAGCCAGCACACGGGCTTCTGGTTATCCAGTCGGCGGACGAGCCCTTGCTTTTCCAGACTCAGCAGCCAACAACGGACGGCAGCGCTGTGCGTGCGATTGTTGTGCCCGAACATCGGGCGCACTGCGGCCGCGACATCCCGTGTCAGCATCGATCCACGCTCATCCAGCGCGGCCAGGACTTTCCCTTCGTAGTCAGTCATGGTCACCCCCTTCGCCCTTGCGCTGCTGGGCGATGGCGGCGCGAGCGGCATTGATACCTTCGCCGCGCTCGTCCTTGGTTAGGTGCGCGCGCAGCATTTTTCTTGCCTCGTAAGCGGCGCGCTCCGGCGCATACTGGTTTGGTGTGCCGGGTTCATTATTGACGTGCCACAGATAGCCGTAGGCCGTTTTCACTGCCGTGCGTAGCGCATCGTCCGCCTTCTGCGCGGCCACTGGTGCGGCGTAGAGCGGCACGTATTCGCGGCCCCGTTCCCGGTCGAGCTGAGACATATAGGCGAGCGACGAAATGCACGTCGGATGCGGGGAGTTGAGCGTATCGGCGGCGACCCACGCCACCGGCTCCGCATCCCCTGCGGGCCTGCCGTAGCGGGATAGAAGGGCGCGGGCGAAACGGAACAGACTGCTACCCAGTTCCGTGTAGTACCGGCTGCCCCAGTGTTCGTCCGATTTGTTGATGCCGCTGCTCAACGCCAGGGCCTCTATTTCCCCGTCGCTCGGCGCGGCCTTCTGCGGCGCCGCTTGGCCGCTGGCCTGGGAGGCGAGTGCGGCGCGGGCTTGCCATACCTCCCATGCCCGCATAGTAGGAACGTCTATGTACGTGTCGTTGTACGCGCTGCGCTGTAGTATGTAATGGCCCTTCGCCCACGCCTCGAAATCGGCGCGTTCCTGTTCGATGTTCATGCGTGCCCCTGGTGATGCGATGGTGTATTCGCTCGCCCTTGCTCGTCATCCTTCAGAAATGCAATATCGGGCGACTCTTTGCGCAGCGCGTAATATTCGACCTGCACCTTTGCCGATGCGATCATCTTGCCAGCCAGATTAGCCAGTTCGGACGCTTCGTTATGCTTGATTTCCCCTGCCTTTAGCTTGGCAAACACGCTTGCCAATTCGGCCCTAAGTTCAGACGCTGTTTTCACGGATATACCTTTTGAGTTTAAGTAGTTCGCGCTGGGCCGCCACCATCGGCTGGGGGATGTGTGCGGAGCGAAGGCCGATGCTTTGCGCCAACATCCGGCGCACATAAGCATCTGTCAGCTTTTCGCGCTGTCTGCGCATGTTTTCTTTGCAGATCGCGTTTCGCTTGTCCGGGTTGGCCTTGTTCCACGCCGTAGCTTTTGCAATCAATTCGTCGCGTCTGCGCTCGTACATGGCCCGGTTTCGCTGCTTCATGCTGGCAATTTCGTTTTCGCGGTTTGCCTGATAGCGTTCCATGCGTCTAGCGTTTTCACACGCCTTGCACTTGCTTCTGCTCCCGCGAAAATCCTCCAGTGGCTTTGGCTGTTGGCAGTGGGTGCAGGTTTTCATTCCGCATCCCTCCGGTCCCGCTCCCTCCCTGCCGCACGGGCGGCGTCGATGGCGGCGTCCAGTTGATCGGCCGGCGAGTGCTTGAGACTGCCGTCGAACCAGATTTCACACTCGGAGTCGGCCGCGAAGCGAAAGTGGCCCCTCAGCCACCGATACCGCGCCGCATCCAGCGCATCCGCATTGGCGGCCGGTGCCTGGGCGGCGCGATCACGACGCTTGCGGAATTCGAATATTCCCGACTGCAAGCCGGTGATGGCTTCGGTAAACGCCTCATCAGCTTGCGCGGCTGCCTCTTCTGCTGCTTGATAGGCTTCCAATGGCGTGACCTCTTCCGCCAGATCCAGTAGCGCTTCATTTGCCCGCTGGCTGGCATTCAGGCAGGCCATGACATATTCAGCGTCTCGTGCGAGATATTCAGCGAACTCCAGCGCATAGGCAGTGGGCGTGCGGCCTGTTGCATCCTGGGCATCGCGCACCGCCTCGCTGGCCTGGGGCGCGGCCGACCGCTTCTGAATTCCGCCGACCGCCCATTCGCCAGCGTTGTGCTCGGCCATGTACCGCTCGATGCGCTGGGCTGCGTCGAGCAGCCACCGAGGCACGGCGGGCGCGGTGCCGCCCAGCGACACCATTTCGTCGGCCTGGGGCGCGGCTGGTCGGTCATACAGCGGACGCCATACGCCGCTATTCAATTGCACTTCGGTCAGCTTTCCGGGCCATGTCAGCATGCGGTTGCTGGTGTGCAGGTACGCCGACTACCTTGAGCAGTCCCAGAACGTCTACGAGCAGGTTGGCGACGTGTTCAAGTCCGTCACGGGCGGGATGGAAGAAGCCTTCGCCAACTTCGTCACCAAGGGCAAGCTCGATTTCAAGAGCCTGGCGGACTCGATTCTGGCCGACCTAGCGCGAATCGCCGCGCGGCAGGCGGTCGTCGGAGCGATTGGCAGCATTGCCGGAGCAATCACAGGTGGTTCTGGGGCGTCGGCTAGCCTGGAAGCTGCGGCCAGCGCTGCCCAAAGTTCCGGTGGGGACGGCATAGGCACATTGCTAGCTGGCCTGTCGGCCGGGGGGCGGGCCTCGGGTGGTCCCACCGCGCCGAATACGCTGTACCGCGTCAATGAGGAAGGCCCTGAGCTTTATACCGTCGGGGGCAAGACCTATCTCATGAGCGGCGCCAACGGCGGTTATGTGACGCCTCTCACGCGCGGTTCGGGGGCTGAGCGACCGTCCGGCGAAGCGATCGGAAATGTCACGGTGATCTTCCAAAACGACGGGCAGGCCAAGCAGGAGGGGCAAGGAAACGACTTCACAGACGGCCTTATCCAGGCGATGAAGGCGTATGTGGACCAGCGAATCTCACGTTCCTACAGGCAGGGCGGAGCGGGCTGGAACGTGATGAACGGTAGGGCGGCGGCATGACCGAGACGTTCACTTGGAGGACCATTGGGCAGCCCCAGGGCACGGTGACGCTACGTCGATTGGTGGCCCAGTTCGGCGACGGTTACAGGCAGGCTGCCGGCGATGGCATCAACAACAAGGTTCAGTCCTGGCCAGTCCAATGCGTCGGGCGGGATGCGGCTGAGGCGAAGGCCATTGTCGCGTTCTTCGACCGCCACCATGGCTACAAGTCTTTCTATTGGACTCCGCCGCTAGGTGAGCGCGGCCTTTTCGAGGTCGTTACGTATAACCCCTCACCCGTTGGCGGCGGGATCTACACCATATCAGCAACCTTCCAGCAGGTATTCAAACCGTAATGGCGATTCAGAATATCAACGTCGGCGCGGCGCCGAACGACAAGACTGGCGACACCATACGCGATGCGTTCGTAAAGGCGAACAGTAATTTTCAGGACCTGGACACGCGCGTTTCCGGCGCGATCCCTCTAAGCCAGAAGGGGGCGCCAAGCGGTGTTGCGGAGTTGGACTCCTCTGGCAAGATACCGGCTTCTCGGCTTCCGTCCTACGTCGATGACGTGGTGGAGTTTGCCACCCTACGGACCAGGAAAGGGGGGTAGCCAGTTGGTTTAACCGTATTCAGAAAAATACGCGAGCTACGTTCAACCTGACTACTCAGGACCAAACTGACATTCAGGTTACCGCCGTGAATTTTCTTTACTGGCAAGGAACATCGGGCTACGTGTCGATATCCGTACGTGCCGCCTCTCAAGCGGCCGGCGTTAACGCGTTTGCAACCATCTACAACGGGGATTCCGTTTTTGATGCCTTGCAGGTTCATAATTTCATGCCGGACACAGGGTGGCACCCCCTGGGAACATCGATTTCCAATTTTAGGGCGGGTGCAGACAACGTGTTTCGATTCAATACGCGTGTACGTGTTGACAGTCAAACCGTGCAGTTCTCCGGGCATCAAGTAAGCGAGGTCGAACTATGACCAATAAAAGTATAGGACCGAGTTTCGCAAGCGAACTACGCGCCGCCAACGTTACGGATTGGCGTTTTTGGTGGACATCGGATGGTGTTATTACGTTTGACCAAGCCGTTGCACAACGCGATCGGGCTGTCGTGCTTGGTGTCTACGAATCCCACAACCCCGCTACCCCGGCGCCGGCTGTCGTGCCGCAGTCGGTAACGCGGTATCAGGCTGAAGTGCAGATGCGACGCGCGGGCATATGGGGTCAAGCCGATACGCTGTTTGCCGCGCTACCCGATTCGGACGAGCGTAAGATCGCGTGGCTGCGCGCACCGACATTCAACCGTAAAAGCCCGGCGCTGATCTATGCCGCGCAGCAGCTCGGGATCACGGACGAGCAACTGGACGCGATGTTCATCGAGGCGGACAAGATCATCTAGCCATGGGCATCTATTCCGACATTCAGAAGCTGGAGCCGGGCGCTCTGGTGCGCCTGTATGAGTTAGATGCTACTGGCATCGGCGGCGACATCCTGCGCTTCCACGGCCATGCCCAAGTGGGCCCGATCTACTGGCAGGGCAACGAATACAGCCCGTGGGCCATCGAGGCGCGGAACTTTGCCCGCACCGGCGATGCGCAGCAGCCATCTCCTACGCTGTCCGTGGGCAATATCGGCCGGGACCAGCAGGGCAATCCGATCCCCGGCGTGATCTCATCGCTGTGTCTCGCGCTCGATGATCTGGTGGGCGCGGTGCTGACCGTGCGCGAAACACTGGGCCAGTACCTGGACGCCTCCAATTTCCCGGACGGCAACCCCGGTGCGGACCCCGCGCAGGAATTGCCGCTGGAGGTCTGGATCGTCGAGCAGAAAGCCAGCGAAACGCCCGAAGTCGTGGAGTTCGAGCTATCCAACAGCCTGAGCTTCGACGGACGCCGCCTGCCGGGACGGCAGATCGTGGCCGGCATCTGCCCTTGGCTGTGGATCGGGGGCTACCGAGGCCCGTACTGCGGCTACACCGGCAACAAATACTTCGACGCCAAGGACAATCCTGTCACCGACCCAGTGCTGGACAAGTGCGGCGGCCGCTTGGGTTCCTGCAAATTGCGGTTCGGCGAGAACCAGCAACTGAACTACGGCGGCTTCCCTGCTGCTGACCGGCTGAGGTAGCCCATGCGCAAGCGAACCATTGCAGCGATCCGCGCTCACGCAATCGCCGAATACCCGCGCGAGTGCTGCGGCCTGGTGGTGTCCACGCCAGCCGGCCAGGAGCGCTACGTACGCTGCCGGAACACGGCCCCAGGTACCGATCATTTCATGATGTCGCACGAGGACTATGCCGCCGCCGAGGATCTGGGTCAGGTGGTGGCGCTGGTGCACTCGCACCCCGACGCGCCAGCCAGGCCCAGCGCGGCCGACCGCGTGGCCTGCGAGGCGTCGGGCTTGCCCTGGTACATCGTCGAGGTGCGCAAGGGCGACGACGGCGAGGCGACTACTGGCGAGGTCCATGCCTTCGCCCCGGAGGGCTACCAAGCCCCGCTGCTGGGCCGGCCATTTGCGCACGGGGTGCTGGACTGCTACGCCATCATCCGGGACTGGTATGCCCGCGCCCGAGGCATCGAGTTGCCGGACTTCGAGCGCGAGGACGGCTGGTGGGAGGGCGAGCAGGAGCTATACCTGGACAACTTTTCCAAGGCGGGATTTCGGCCGCTGGCACAAACGGAGCAGTTGCAGCCGGGCGACGTCATCCTGATGCAGGTGCAGAGCAAGCGGACCAACCATGCCGGCATCTACCTGGGTGCCGAGCCGCTGGCCGAGCGTCCGGACCTGCATCCGATGGCCGACGCTATGCTGCATCACCTGTATGGCCGGCCATCGGAGCGGGTGGTGTATGGTGGGTATTGGCGCGATGTCACGCGCCTGATGCTGCGGTATATTTCTCTCGACCAATCAGGGGAGATAACAGCGTGAGATTCGCAATAGTGGTGTTGGTGGCGGCGGGACTGTCTGGTTGCGTGGCGATGAAGCCGGAAGAGATTCGCAGCCAGCCGGCGGAGGTATATCAAAGCGGCGCGAGCGTCGATGAAATCGTGCGGTGCATGCGCACTACTGGCGCCGACTACGTTCAAGTGACCCCCTATCCCGGTAGCGGAGCAGCCGATTTCGAGGTGCCGACGTATCAAATGCTGAGCATGCGCATCCTTTACATGGCTACCGCAGAGCCCGCCGAGTCGGGCTCGCGGGTTAGCGCTCGTTTCTCCGGCCAAAACTCCCTGTCGCTGTCCGAAGGCGAGTTTCGGGAACTGCTGGCCGGGTGTGCACCACCACTCTCGTAGAGATTCTCTCCACGGAAGCCCGCTCAATGCGGGCTATTTTTTTGGGTACTTCAATGAATGACGAACTGATTACCGTAAGACTTTCCGGCAAGCTCGGAACCATGTTTGGGCGTGTGCACAGCCTTGCGGTTTCCAGCGCTCAAGAGGCGGCGCTGGCGCTGTCGGCCACTGTCCCCGGCTTCGAGCGGGAACTGCTGACAAGTGCGGATAAGGGAGTCAGGTACGCCGTTTTCTATGGAAAGCGCAACATCTCCGAGGAGGAGATTGAATCCAACTGCGGAAAGCAGGAGATTCGCATCGTTCCCGTAATACAGGGAAGCAAGCGCGGAGGGCTCTTTCAGACCATCCTGGGGGCGGCATTGATAGGCTTGGCCGTTTGGAACCCCATGGGCTGGGCGGCGCTCGGCACGGCTGGAGCGGTGGGCACCCCCGCATTGTTCGGCATGGGCCTCTCGCTCGCCCTCGGCGGCGTCATGCAAATGCTCTCCCCCCAACAGCGCGGTCTATCCACCCGCGACAACCCCGAAAACGGCGCGAGCTACAACTTCAACGGCCCTGTGAACACGACGGCTCAGGGCAACCCGGTGCCTGTGCTGTACGGCGAAATGATCGTTGGCAGCGCGGTAGCGTCGGCGGGCATTTTTGCTGAAAATCAATCATAGACATGTCGCAAGTCGAACTGCTGCAAGAGGCGCCTTCGGGCGCCTTTTCTATTTCTGGGCCGCTGAAATCGATCCCGCGCAAGGGCGGCATCACTATCGTCGGCCACAAGGGCGGCAAGGGTGGCGGAGGCGGTCGTGCGCCGGTGGAATCCCCGGACAGTCTGCACAGCATTTCCTATGCAAAGGTGCTGGACCTGATTTCCGAAGGCCCGATCTACGGCCCGGCGCACGGCATCGAGGACATACTGCGCGATATCTACCTGGATGGCACGCCTATCGCCAACGAGGGCGGCGGCCTGAACTTCCAGGGGGTCAAGGTCGATTTCCGGGCGGGCACGCAGAGCCAGGACTACATCAGCGGCTTCCCCTCGGCGGAAAGCACGACGGCCATCGGCGTCGAATTGCGCGACGATCAGCCTTGGGTGCGTCTGGTATCGAATACCGACCTGTCGGCAGTCCGGATCACGCTGGAGGTGAGGGGCCTTTCCAAGGCCAACACCAGTAACGGTGACATTACCGGGTATCGAGTCGAGTATGCCATCGACGTGCAAACCGATGGCGGGGCCTATCAGGAAGTTCTGCGGTCGGCCTTCGACGGCAAGACCACTTCGACCTACGCGCGCTCGCACCGCATTGATCTGCCCGAAGCCGACAGCGGATGGACGGTTCGCGTGCGCCGGATCACGCCCAACGCGGAAAGCAGCACGGTCGCCGACACGACCTTCGTTCAGGCGATCACCGAGATTATCGACGCCAAGCTGCGCTACCCGATGTCGGCGCTCGTTGGGGTCCAGGTCGATGCGAGGCAGTTCCAGAGCGTGCCGCAGCGCGCGTACCACTTTCGCGGGCGCATCATCTCGGTGCCGTCGAACTACGATGCCGAGACCCGCACGTACAGCGGCACGTGGGACGGCACGTTTCAGCAGGCCTGGACGAACAACCCGGCCTGGATTTTCTACGACATGGTGAGCAACGACCGCTATGGTCTGGGCGCATTCATTCCCCCGTCCAAGCTGTCGATGCTGAAGTGGGCGCTGTATCCGATTGGCCAGTACTGCGATGAACTGGTGCCTGACGGCTTCGGCGGGATGGAGCCCCGGTTTACTTGCAACGCCTACTTGCAGCAAGACGGCGACGCCTATCGGGTACTGTCGGATCTGGCCAGCGTGTTCCGGGGGATGGTCTACGAGCAGGGCGGGGCTGTCATGGCCGCTGCCGACATGCCTGGAGACCCCGCCTACACCTACTCGGCGGCCAACGTCGTTGATGGCCGGTTCGAGTATTCAGGCTCGGCACGCCGCACGCGCTACACGGTCGCGCAGGTGTCCTGGAACGATCTGAGCGACATGGGCCGCGCCAAAATGGAGGCGGTCGAGGACAGGGGAGCCCAGGCTCGATACGGGCTCAACATCACGCAGGTGACGGCATTTGGGTGTACGAGCCGCGGGCGGGCCATACGCGCCGGGAAATGGGCGCTGCTGACTTCCCAGCGCGAGACACAGGGCGTCGTCTTTCGCGTCGGCCTGGACCATGCGCTGGTCGCGCCGGGCAAGGTCATTCGCGTCGTCGATCCGCACAGGGCGGGCCGGCGCAACGGCGGGCGCATCCGCGAGGCCACCGACACGGTCATCACGACCGACTTCGAAGTGCTGGTGCGGCCCGGCGACCGCCTTGTGGTGAACCTGCCCAGCGGCGTATCGGAGTCGCGCATCGTCAGCGACGTGGTGGGTCAGGGCTTGACTGCGGACATGACCACATGGACGGCCGACAGCACCGAGATCACCGCAGACATGGTGGGCCTGCCGGGCACGACGCTCACGATCACCGTCACGCAGCCCTTTAGCGAGACGCCCGAGCCTGAAGCCATCTGGACGGTCGAATCCGAAGCGCTGACCAGCCAGCTTTACCGCGTTATTTCCGTCACGCGCGGCGATGGCCTGACAGCGGGAATCTCGGCCGTCCAGCACGAGCCGGGCAAGTACGAGAACGTGGACTACGGCACCAAGATCGAGTCGCCACCGATCACGGTGGTGCCGCCATCGGTGCAGCCGGCCCCTGACGAGGTGACGCTCACGTCCTTTACGGTCATCGACCAGGGTATCGCCCACCACAACGCCACGATCCAATGGCCGGCCGCGGCGTCTGCCGTCACCTATCAGGTGCAGTGGCGGCGTGACAACTCGGACTGGATCGAGGCCGGGCGCATTGGTTCGTGTGAGGTCGATCTGCAGGACATCAGGGCAGGAACCTACGTTGCCAGGGTGCGGGCGATCAACGCTGCTGGCATTCCGTCGGTGTGGACGCAATCCGAGCCGACGTACCTGGAGGGCGAGATTGCGCCGCCGCCGGTCATAACGAGCCTGACGGCGACGACGGACCAGGTATTCGCGATCAGTCTCAAGTGGGGCTTGCCGGCGGGCCCGTCCATTATCGAAAGAACCGAGATATGGTACAGCCAGACGAATGATCGAACCGTTGCAGCCAAACTCGGGGATTTCGCCTATCCACAGGACAGCCATACGCTTTTCGGCCTGGCCGCTGGTTCGGCGCTGTTTTTCTGGGCGCGCCTCGTGGATAAAAATGGGGTGGAGGGGGAATTCTATCCGGCCACGGATGGTGTGCGCGGCATGGCCAGTGCGGACGCAAGCCCGATACTGGAATATCTGACGGGGCAGATCACCGAAACGCAGCTCTATGCGCAGTTGCAGGAGAAGATCGATAGCGGCGCAGGCGCCGGAGTCGCCGTGCAGCAGGTCGTGTCCGATCTGGCCGCCTTGTACACGATTAAGACGCAGCTCACGGTTGGCGGCGTGCCGTACATGGCGGGAATTGGAGTTGGCGTCGAGAACGACCAGGGGATCATCACCTCGCAGATTCTTCTCGCTGCCCAGCGCGTGGCCGTGCTGGATGAATCATCGGGCTCCACGAAGTCGCCTTTCGTCATCCAGGGAGGGCAGGTTTTCATCAACCAGGCGTTCATCGGCAACGGCTGGATCACCAATGCGATGATCGGCAGCGTCATCCAGTCCGACAACTTCGTTGCCGGGTCGGTGGGATGGAGGCTCAATAAGGCCGGAACGTTCGAGAACAACGGTGCGGTGGCCGGCAGCGGGCGCCGTGTGGACACGAATACCCTCACGCAGATATTTGACGCCAACAATGTCGAGCGGGTCCGCTTGGGAGTCTGGTAATGCCCCAAGGTCTGCTTGTATTCAGTCCGAGCGGGCAGCCGTGGCTGGAGGTCACCGATCGGCTGACCCGATACGTGGGAAAGATCGATTTGCCCGGCTCGCCGAATTTCACGAACGGGTCCTATTTTGACGGTGGGCTCACGACGGGCACGCCATGGTTCGCAATTGTGGAAAAGCCGGGCGATGCCAATATCTGGGGCGTGTATGCGCCCAATATCACGTTCAGCGGCGGCACCATTTCGTGGTCGAAGGATGCTGATGCGCGGGTACGGGTCTTTCCCTGCACCGTGCTGTATGGGGTGTACTGATGGGTGCCGGCCTGATCGTCTACAACAACACCGGCAATCTGGTTATCGACGGATCCTATCGAAACCTGGCTGTCGTTCAGCAGGCACAGCTGAACCTGGAAAACGGGCAGCAGCCGCCAACAGGCTGGGGAAACTACCGGTTTTTTTCGATCACGTATTCAGGAGGGCAGACGCCCATTGTCGCTGTGCGGCCCGACGCGGTGTTTTACCGGGATGCGCAGCAGTTCCCCTACAACTACGTGCGCGCGCGGGTCCAAGATCTGGGCGGTGGCAATTTCCGCATCGACTTCTCCGGACGCGGGCCGTTCACATACTGGATATATGACACACCGCAAACGCCGACGGAGAACGCCGGGCTGGCTGTGTGGAATGGCCAGGGCCAACTCGTTTTCCACTCTGGGTACAAGTACCTGCGCGTGGTGGACTATGCGGTGCTGAATCCCGGGGCAACTGTTTTCGATCCAGACGTGTCGACGCAAGCCTATTATCAGCGCGCCATTCCAGCCGGCCGGTCCTACGCCATCGCTCAAAATAAATCTGTGGTCTCGGTCGATATCGACGATGACCTGGGCACGGGAATGGCCGCGATCGCGTGGAGCGAAACGGTGGTTGTGCTTACGACCAGTGGAAATCTCGATCTCGTGATGCTGCCGGCGGATTACTCCGGCTATATCTACCCGGCCGGGGCGCTCATCTACAGCGCTGCGCAGACCGCAGGCGCAGCGCTTTGCATCGACGTGACCGCCTTTTAGAAACCGATATCGATGTTCTCAACCCGCCCCGGCGGGCTTTTTTCGTCCACCGCTAACGGAGGGCCTATGCCCCAAAGGATTGTGAAGATGCAAGTCGATGTCGCCACCGAAGCCGCCAAGGCCACGCCTCCCACTGCCGTGGCGGCTGTTGAGGCCGTGGCCCGCGATGGAATAGGGCCGGTCGGTTGGGCGACCATTGCCTACATTGCCCTGCAAGCGGCATATCTGATCTGGAAGTGGCGGCGGGACATTAATCGGGAGCGGAAGCAGTGAGCGGGCGAATCAAACTGACCGTTGGCGCGCTCGTGGCCGCCATGTCGCTGATCGGCGGCTTCGAGGGCTACCGGCAGGTGGCCTATCGGGATGCCGTTGGGGTGCCTACGGCATGTTTCGGCAGCACAGCCGACGTGCGCATGGGGCAGACGTACCGGCCGGAGGAATGCGCCGGCCTGCTGGTCCGGGACGTGGTGGAAGCCTCCCGCGTGCTGGAGTGCGTCACCGTGCCGCTGACCGATGGCCAGCAGACCGCGCTCACGAGTTGGGCCTACAACGTAGGCGTGTCGGCTGCATGCGAGTCCACGCTCGTCAAGCAGGCAAATGCCGGCCAGCCTGCCGAGGTCTGGTGCGACGAACTGCTGCGCTGGGTCTATGCGGGGGGGAAGAAGCTGCGGGGCCTTGAGCGCAGGCGGGAAGCGGAGCGGCAGATATGCCTATCTGGCTTGTGAAGTATTGGAAGCCGCTGGCCGTGGCGGCGATGGTGGCTCTTGCCTACCTGGGCGGGTGGGTAACTAACGGTTGGCGCAAGGATTCCGAGATCGCCCGCATAAACCTGGAAGCCGCCAGCAATGCCCGCAGGGTCGACGCCGAATATCGCAGGATTGAGCGAGAAACCGCCGCTGACTTTTCCGAGAGGCTGGAGAAAGCCAATGAAGATGTTCGTCTATCGAACAATGAGCGTGACCGCGCTCGCGCTGATGCTGACAGCCTGCGCGACACAATCGCCCGTGAGCGACGTAGAGCCGCCCAGGCTGCCGCCGGCGCCGGAATCCCTGAAGCTGCCGTTACCCGAGCCTGGGATGTTCTCAAAGCGTGCACAGACGAATATCAGGCTTTGGCAGCAGATGCTGACGCAGCCATAG